AGTCCTAAATCCTCTATTTTTGGCGAAAACAAGCGAACTGGCGCCAACTGGCCGTGCTCAGCCGAGACTGGAAACGACCACGCAAAGTGGTGGCTTATCGTTTGCTGGCGACATTGGGGATTTCTCAGAAAAGGTTCTCGAGGTCAAATTGCAGCCCTGGCAAATGCGCGTGCTTCATGGCCAAACAGAATTAGACGATGCTGGCAACTTTGTTAATCGTGTTTCGCTGGTGAGCGTTGCGCGACAGAACGGCAAGACCACAGCCATGGCTGCACTCATTGGCTGGTGGCTCTGTACCCAAGGCGGGCACCGTGGCAAACCTCAAACCGTCATCAGCTGCAGTCACCAACTCGACTTATCCACCGCGCTGTTCAAGTACCTAGCGCCCATTCTTGGGGCCAAGTTCAATGCCAAGATTTCGTGGTCATACGGACGCATGAACCTTGAGATGCCAGACGGCAGCACATGGCTGGTGCGCGCCGCTACGCCTCAAGCAGGCCACGGCTACTCAGCCGACCTCATTTGTGTTGACGAAGTATGGAGTGTTTCCGAGGCCGCAATAGATGAGGGTTTATTGCCGTCCCAGCGCGCAAGAAAAAACCCGCTCATGAGCATGTGGTCAACAAGCGGTACACCGGAAAGTAAAGCGTTACTACGCTGGCGCGAGCAAGGCATACGCGCTATAGATGCCGGCGACCACGGCCCGTTGTATTTCGCTGAGTTCAGCCCACCTAGCAACATTGACCCGATGACCCCAGAGGCTTGGGAATACGCAAACCCTGCTCTTGGGCACACGCTCGACATGTCAGTTATTAAGGCTGAAGCCAAGGCCCCAAACCGCAACGCATTTCTGCGCGGCTCGGTCAACACTTGGACTAGCTCACACTCGGGCTGGTTAGAAAACGGGCTCTGGGAAGCCTGCCTATTTGACGGCGAGGTACCTGCTGGTGGTGTCCTCGCTATTGAGCAGTCAATAGACGAGGCCAGATATGTGGCCGTGCGCGCTGTGCGCGTAGAAAACAAAACCGTGGTAACTACTGCATTTGACGTAGACAACATGGCCGAAATGTGGGCATGTGTTGACCGTGAAGTAGCCCGCGACCCGCAGCTGCGCATCGCCATAACACCAGTACTCGAGACTCACTGCCCGCCCAAGCATGAGCGCCGCCGCACCATTGTTGGCTACCGTGAACTGCTGAAGTGGACGCTTGCCGTACGTTCGCTGATTGTAGAAAACCGCATTGGGCAGACTGGTGAGAAACTACTTGCTGAACATGTCGAGCGCGCCGTCATGATTAAACACCAAGGCAGCGTGGCTCTCAGCTCTACCCGTTCGCCTGGTCCCATTGAGTTAGCGCGCTGCATGGTATGGGCCGCTGCTCTTGAGTCGCGCCCAAGTTCTGCCGGCAAGCCTTTACTAGTTATCAGCAGGTAGTACACTCTTGGTTGGACGGCCTCGCATTTCGTCGGGATTTGCGAGGTTATCCACAATTCGGCTCACAAGAAATGGCACAATATCCACATGGCTATATTTGGCAAAAACAAAAGTGCTGCTATGGGGGCAAGTGTTGACCCAGAGATTAAAGCAGCCGTAGGTTTTGCTAATACGCCTGGCATTTCTAACAACCCTGTAAACAACTTTTTTAACTATGTTGAGGGCGAGCGCCGAGGCGCGGCCATGCAGTTGGCTACCGTTTCCCGTGCTCGAGACTTGCTGGCCTCAGTTATCAGTTGCATGCCGTTGAAAATGTACGGCGAAATGTGGGACGAAACCGAGGGCGAAATGGAAGAAATACCATTAGCGCCACGGTCATGGTTACGCCAGCCCGACCCGAGCGTTACGTATAACTTCCTCATGGCTTGGACGCTCGATGACCTTCTGTTCTACGGGAAAGCCTACTGGTACATATCCGAGCGCTCTGCTGACGGTTTCCCTAGCAAGTTCAAGCGCCTACCAGTTGGCAGCATTACCCTTGGCGACACAGTAAGCACCGTACCTTTTGGACCATCGCAAGACATTTACTTTGCCGGCAACCCGATGAACGCCAACGACATTGTGCAATTTCTTTCGCCCATTCAAGGCATCGTCTACTCGAGCCAACAAACCATCGCAACGGCCTTGAAGATTGAAGACAGCCGCTACACCTATGCGCGCTCGAGTATCCCGTCCGGCGTACTTAAACAAACTGGTGGCGAGCCTCTTAGCGCCCAAGAATTAGCAGACCTTGCAGCTGCTTTTAACCAAGCCCGCTTAACTAATCAGACCGCCGCGCTTAACGAGTACCTGACCTATGAAGCCTCTACAGCGACGCCAGATAAAATGCTTATGATTGAAAGTGCGCAGTACAGCGCGCTCGACTTGGCGCGTCTGTGTGGCGTCCCGCCATATCTTGTCGGCGTTTCTACTGGTGCTTACGCATACACAAGCTCTGAGCAGTCGCGCGCTGACCTTTACATCTTTGGCGTAAAACCTTACGCGGATTGCATCGCCAGCACATTGAGTATGAACAACGTTCTGCCAAGAGGCACCTATGTAAAGTTTGATTCCGAGTCCTACCTGGGCGAAAACTACGTAGCCGACGCAATGCCCGAAAACCAGCCACAAGAAAACACACAAGAGGAAATGGCATCATGATTAGATTAACCACCAGCACTTTTAGTGTTGACGCAGCAGCCGCAGACGGCACACCAAAGCGCACAATTACCGGCATCGCACTGCCATACAACACTACGGCCACTGTCTCTGGTGGGCAGGAAGTTTCCTTTTTGCCAGGCTCTTTGCCAGTTGAGGGCAAAGCCCCCAAGCTCTACATGAGCCATGACTCAACCCAAGCCATTGGTTTAGTGACCGAGCGCACCGCAGACGACACCGCAATGTATTTCACCGCCAAAGTATCCACTACCGCCCTTGGCGATGAAGCGCTAGTACTCGCAGCTGACGGCGTGCTCGACTCTGTAAGCGTTGGCGTTAACCCAACAAACTTCAAGTTTGACGAAGACGGCGTAATGATTATTGCCGCCGCTGATTGGCTTGAGTTGTCACTAGTCCCCCAGCCCGCATTTGCCGGTGCCACAATTACCGATGTGGCAGCAAGTATCCACCAAGAACCCGAAACAACCGATATAGACTTATCCACAGACGAACCTTTAGTAGAGGAAGTAACCGAAATGTCAGAACCAGTAGCCCCAGAAGTTATCGAGGCCTCAGCACCAGTTTTTGCTACCGCTAAGCGCGAACCACGTTTGCCAAGCGCTGGCGAGTTTGTCGCAGCAATGCACAAAGGCGGCGAAGTAGCCGCAGCTGCACAACGCATTTTTTCTGAGTACCGCGCATTCCACAAGTCGCCTATTGAGGCCGCTGCTGGCGACAACGTGCTCTCGAATGACGCAGGCCTGGTGCCGGTTCCTATCTTGGGTCCTGTGTTCGCGGATATTAACTACATTGCCCCAGTGTTGAGCGCACTTGGGACTAGGGCGATGCCGAACAGTGGCGCTGGCGCAACGTTCATTCGCCCAACATGGACCACTCACCCAACCGTGGCAGAACAGACAACAGAACTCACCGCAGTATCAGCAACAACCGCTGTGATTGCAGCAAATTCGGTGGTGAAAAAAACTTTTGCTGGCAGCGCCCAGTTGTCCTACCAGGTATTGGACTTCACAGACCCTGCAGCAATGCAAATTATTGTGCAAGACCTCGCAGGCCAGTACCTCACCGCCATCGACAATTTCGCTGCAGACAACTTGCTTGCAGCTGCAACTTCAGCCGGCGTCTGGGACCTCTCAGTTACTGACCTTATGAAGTCAATTTACGATGCAGCAGTCGTTACTAGTGCAGCAACCAACTACTTGCCAACCCACATTTTCGTAGACCCAGCAACATGGGCACTCATGGGCCAGCTCGTAGACACCACCAACCGCCCAATTTTCCCAAGCATCGGCGCACCAGGCTTGAACGGTCAGAACAGCCTTGGTGCTGGTCAGGCAACTTCATGGTCCGGTATGAACCCACTTGGTTTGCAAATTGTCGTGGACAACAAGTTTGCTGCCAAGACAATGGTGATTATGAACCAGAACGCATTTGAGATTTACCGCCAAGACCGCGGCATGCTCACCGTTGAAGTTCCAAACACATTGGGTCGCCAAATGAGCGTGTTTGGTTATGCAGCAACATTCGCTGCTAACGCCAACATGATTCAGAAAATTACTCAGGCTTAACCCGAAAGGCGGGCTACCGCCATGGCGGTTTACTCAGTAACCCACAAATCGTTACTCGACAACTACGCAGTCTTACAACTGCTCACCAGCAACGAAATTGCTGTAGGTCAAAGCATCACAGTGGCGGCCGTTGACGCAACATTCAACGGCACGTACACCGTGTACGCATTGCCAGAGTATTTGTATATCGGCACTGACGCTGAGGGCGATTTGGTTTATGACTACAACGTAGCCATACAAAACCAAGTGCTTTACGCGCGCTCTGGCACGGACTTAACGCGCACAGCTGCTACCGGCACAGTCACGTACACCCAAACGTGTACATGGATTACCGCCGCGCAAATTGAGGACTGGCTCGGCATCGGCACGGCCTCAAGTCTTGACACGGCATTCTTGACTCAGTGCGCTTCAGCTGCAAACGCATTCTGTTACCGCCGACGTCAAGAGGCTGGTTATGTTGACTCTTTAACTACCGTGCCAAGTGGTGACGTAGCCTTAGGTTCGATTCAATATGGTGGAATGTTATATAGGCAGCGTGGCAGCATTGACCAATTTTCTAGTTTTGGAGATGGCGGCGCGGTATCCGTTACGGGCCTTTCAGGCGTCATCAAACAGTTGCTTGGCATAGACAGACCGCAGGTGGCATAACTCATGCCTGTGGCCTTTACAGACCTGTTTAATGAAGCCCTAGACGACCTCACAGCCACCCTCACGGCAGTTAGCGGTTTGCAGGTAGTCAACGACCCACGCAACCTGGTACCGCCATGCGCATTCATTGACGCCCCCACATTCGAGGCGTTTAACTACAACATTGTAAAAATGATATTTCCTGTGCGCGTCATCACCCTTGGGCCGAACAACCTCGACGCGCAACGCTCACTACTAAACCTCGCCAGCAAAGTATTGGCGGCTAATGTAGGACTCACGGACGGACGGCCAACCATCGCCATGATAGGCGGCGCGGACTATCCGGCATACGATTTAACAATTACAATGCAAGCACAGACAGCGTGAAAGGCTAACTATGTTTAAGATTTCAAGTGAGCGTCTAGGCAAAATTGGCGATTTCTTTGACGCTGCAGCTGCCGAAAAAGACGGCGTAAACGTGCTGGCACTCATTGCCGGCGGTTTCCTTAGCGAAACGTCCACCAAAACCGACCCGAAACCTGCTAAAACAGAACAAGAACCAAGCGAGGATTAAACACCATGGCAACTAGCACCTATCTTTCTAACCCAGTAGTCACTATCAACGCTGTTGATTTGACCGACCAGGCGACCAGCGCAGTATTTACTCGCGTCATTGAAGCGCTCGAGTCCACTGCATTTGGTTCAACCTCACGCGTTTACACCTCGGGCCTGTCTAACAACTCGCTGACCGTCACGCTGTACAACTCTTACGCATTGACCGAAACATACGCCACTTTGTCGGCTTTGGTAGGTACACAAACCACCGTAAAAATTAAGCCAACCACTGGCGCTGCCTCAGCTACAAACCCAGAGCACACCCTTACTGGTGCGTACTTGGAAACGTTGCCATTGGTTAACGGTCAACTTGGCGCACTCGATACGATTGACATTACTTTTACTGGTGGCGTTTACAGCGTCGCCGTCGCGTAACAAACCTCAACCCGAAAGGTAGCCCGACATGCAACTACGGCTAAAAGTACAACGCAAAAACGAGAACGCCTACGAGGTTGTCACTAGCCTCGCGGTCATTGTCGCATGGGAACGGCGCTTTAAGCGTCGCGCCAGTGACCTAGGCGCAGGTGTCGGCATGGAAGATTTAGCCTTTATGGCTTACGACGCCAGCCAACGCGCAAACATTGTGGTACCAGCCACACTTGATTTGTTCATCAACGACATTGAGCTGCTCGAGGTCGTAGACAGTGAGTCACAAAGTTTTACCGAGCCGGCACCGTCCGGCGACAACTAGCCGAACTGTTATTGCACACGGGCTGGTGGCCCCCAAGTGTAGACTTTGAGTTACCAGACTTAGCCACCGTTATAGACATTCTAGAAAGGCAGCGTAAAGAAAATGCCCGCCACCGCTAGTTATCAGGTCTACGGCATTCAAGAGGCGCTCGCTGAGATAAACAAAGTAGACCGCCTTTTACGCCGGCAGATAACCAAAGATATTCAGGCTGGTGCTGGTACTCGACTTGTCACTGCTGCACGTTCGTTTATTCCTACCAAGACGCCGCTTTCGCGCATGGTTAATGGCAACATGATTAAGGGCCGCGACGGCACGGGCTGGTCACGCACCCGTGTCGTGGCTGGCATTCGCACTGTTGTTGGTAAACGTGGCCAGCGTGCACGTACTGTGAGGTTCTCTAACGGCCGTACAGCCGATTTTAACGCGACGCAATACCAACTGCTTGTATTGCAGCAACGTGACGCTGCCGGCGCTATCTGGGACCATGCAGGTATTCGAGGCGGCGGCCAGTTTGTCACTAACCTTTTGGCTGAGGGCGAACACGTCGGGCCAGCAGCTGCGCCACGCGCTTTGGAACCTGCAGCCCAAAGCGTATTACCTGCTGTCGAGGACGAAGTAAGCAAGATAGTTGAGCGAGTAATGACTATCGTTAATCGTAATCTTGTACAAACTAGGACGCGCTAACCATGGCTATTAACATTCCGATTATCTCAAGCCTGAATACCAAAGGTTTTGACAGCGCCAAGAAAGAGTTTCAAAGCCTGCAAGGTTTTGGTGCCAAGAGCGGGTTTCTACTCAAAAACGCTATGGTGCCTGCTGCTGGTGCCGTCACCGCATTGGCTGGCGGTTTGGCTATGGCCGCTAAAGCCGCTATCGCAGATGAGCAAAGCACCAAACTTTTAGAAACACAGCTGCGCGCAACGCTCGGACCTAACCAGGCTCTTGCCGACTCAATGGCTGATTTTGTTGACCAGACACAGTTAGCAACTGGCGTAGCAGACGATGAGCTACGGCCAGCACTTGCCGGCTTAGTACGTTTCACTGGCGATGCCACCAAGGCACAAGAGTTACTTACGCTCAGTATTGACGCCTCAAAAGCAACTGGTAAGGATTTAGCCCAAGTTTCTACCGCCATTGGCAAAGCATATGACGGCAACTTCACGGCACTAAAAAAGTTGGGCGTACCGCTCGATGAGAACATTATTAAAACAAAAGACTTTAAGGCAGCCCAAGAAGCACTCACCGCACAGTTTGGTGGCGCAGCCGCAGCCAACGCCAACACATACGCCGGCCGTCTAGCGATACTCAAAATACGTTTTGACGAAATGGTAGAAAGCATCGGTTACAAGGTGCTACCTATCCTTGGCAAACTATTAGACGAGGTAGACAAGCTCATAACCATTATGGACGAGCGCGGTCTAGGCGGCGTCATAGGTGAACTAGGTAGCCGTCTACGCCGTTTTGTAGACCCAGCCCAAGCAGTACTCGACGTACTACAAAAGAACACAAAACAAACCGATGGCTTTGGCGCGAAACTTAAGCAAATTGGTTTTAACGTAGCCAACTTTGGCTCAAGCATTATCAACCTAGGCAGCGCAATAACGGGCAACAGTTTTCGCTTAGGCAAACTACAAACTGACCTCGACAAAACAAACGAGAGTTTGGCACTCGCATATTCCAACACTCGCGCATGGTCAGAAACCTTGCTGCAACTGGACCAAGACCAGAAACGCGCCAACTATCAAAAAGCCGTAGACATTGAACAACAACGCCTGGCAAACCTTGAAATTGCCAAGAGTACCGCCAGCACCAAAAAGGCTACAGACGCCGCTAAAAAGGCTGCAGACGCAACCGCTAAACATACTGAGTCAGTGCGCGCACTCAAAGAGGCATACGACAACGCAGTACAGACAGTTAAAGACAAGTTCAGCCCAGCGCTCATGCGCGCCAATGAGCAACTCTCAAAGGCCACAGAGAACTACAACAACTTCTACAACGCCACCGCTGACGTGGTGCGCGGCATATTCAATGTTGGTGAAGCATGGACTACCGCAGCTGACAGCGAGGGCGCAAAGTCATTCTTTGGTGTACTCGATGAGCAAGCCACCAAGGCTGGCCAACTAGCCGCCGGCATAGAAAACCTTATTGCTGCCGGCTTAGATGACCCAGAACTACTCAAGTCAATTCTTGACTCTGGCGCTGACGTAGGACTTGAGATTATTAAAGGCTTGCTTGCTGGCGGTAAAGCGTCAATAGACCGTCTGCTTGGCATTTCTACAACCATTAACGCAGCTGCGGACCGTATTGCCAAACTGACGGCGGACAAGTGGTTTAAGTCTGGTGTTGACCAGGCACAGAAAATTGTTGAGGGCGTTAACAGCGTTATTGCTGACACCGAGTTTTTACTGAAGTTTGCTATTGACCCTGAAAGCGTCGCGGCCATTGGTGCACAGTTAGATGCGAGCCTTGGCACCGTGTTTGGTGGCGGCGCGGCCCCAGCACCTACCACTAACCCGTTTGGTGGCGTACTCGGCAGCATCAACACCAGCACAAATGCCGACATGTCACGGTTTGGCGGCGGCAATGTTTCTACGTCGAGCGTAACTATTAACGTCAACGGCGGCGACCCCAACGCAGTAGTAAGCGCACTACGCACCTACATGAGACAAAACGGCAGCGTGCCAATCAAAGTAAGCAACATTTACTAATGGCTGTAGTTAACTTCCAAGTCGAGTACGGCGCGACTTACGCCACATTGTCAACCGTTGCAACAAACGTGCAAAACGTTCAGCTGTCATTCGGCCGGCAACAACCACTTTCGCAATACAACGCCGACCTAGCCAACATCACCATGCGATACCCAAACGGGTACGCCTCACCAAACGCGCTCTGGGTCACCGGCACATGGATACGCATAAGTGCGCGACTAGACCCAACGGCTGCATTTGAGCAGTTATGGGTAGGTCGCATAGCCGACGTAGAAGTGCAATACGGCATACCGTACGCGGGCAGCGTAGGCAACGCCGACTACGTGACCTTGAGTTGTGAGGGATACTTTGCCAACTTTGGGCGACTCGAGGGCGCAGGCTACGCAATGCCGGCAGGAACCATTACTTACCAATGCGCACAAGCTTTAGCCCAAACAGGTTTAGACGTCTCACCGCTGTACACGGCTACTACACCATTCCCAGCAACAACCGTTAACGGCACTTGGGGCGACTGGATAAACCGCGTAGTGCTCACCCTAAACGGCAAACTTTTAGACACAGGCACCGGCATAGCAATTACTAACGCCTACTACAAATACATCAGCACCGTGGCGTTTTCTGACACCACAAACGATTTGACTAACCACTGCTATGAGCAGCTCGCATTCAGCAGCCTTGCCGATAACTGGTACACCCAAGTAACAGTAGACCCAGAGTCATACGGCTCGGCGACCGTGCAAACTGGCAGCGCGCCATACAGAACCTATTTGGTCAACACGTTAAACAACTCAACAAGCCAAGCAACTGACTACGCCAACTATTTGCTTTCTACTTACAAAACGCAGTCTTTGCGCATTTTTGCTATTACCTGCAACTTGAATGCTCAGATAGGCAACGCCCCATTTTTTGGGCAAACGTCACCAGGCGGCCAAGTGCCAGTCATTTTCCGCGGCACAACATACCAATGCGTAATCGAGGGTGGCTCATACTCTGCAACGCCTGGCAGCGCCACAGCCACGTTCTATTTGAGCGCGCAGGACTTAAACAACTATCTAACGCTCAATGATGCCGTTTATGGCAAACTAGATAACAACAAATTGGGGTACTAAATGGCTATCAAAACATTTACCACTGGCGAAGTGTTGACTTCATCGGACACAAACACCTACTTAAACAATGGCGGACTTGTTTATATCAACGAGGTTACTTACACAGGCTCGACGTCTGCAAGCGTCACCGCCCAAATACTTGGCTGTTTTTCTGCCACTTATCAGAATTACAAAATAGTTATCACCCACACAGGCAGTGCCTCTACTACGTTTAGTTTTCGCATGATTAGTGGCACGAATACCGTAGATTCTGGCACCAACTATTTTGGTTACGGTCTCTCATTTTCAGGAAGCGCAACAGACCAGGGCGCGGCAAGTGCCACGTCTCAAAAATGTGGCGGGCATTCATCTGACAGCAACATTCCCAATGAAACCATCATTCATTTATCTAACCCCAATGTTGCAAAACGTACACAGGCGACTATCCACGCTTTTGACGCGTCAGGCCCTAACGTTTTGCTTTTGGGCACACAAGTAACAACTACAACCGTTTATACCGGCATTCAGTTAATCCCAGCATCGGGCAGCATTACGGGTTCTATGCGCGTTTATGGCTTTAGGCAGTCATGATTTGGCGCGTAAGTTTTGTGGCTGTCTTGTTTGCCAGCATTCTTGTGGCGTGTGGCGACCGTGAGCGCGTCAACTGCCCGCGCACCAAAAACAAGGCTTTACGCGCAGCTACCACCATTACCGTAGACACCGCCAGCCTTGGCAGCACTCGACTGGTTGAAAGCAAATGCCCGTAATACCGCCACCACGCCGACCCGAGCGTATGACCAGCGAGGAAATTAAAGCCCGCCTGATATTTATTGTGGCCTGCGCGTTGTCGTTCACTTTCGTGTTTGCCACCATGTCTCTTATCTACGGCCTACTTTTTGTGACTCAGCCGCTCGACGTCAGCGATAACGATAAAAGCGCATGGGCGACCCTGCAGCCGCTACTACTTTTTTTGACAGGTAGCCTCGCGGGTCTCTTAAGTGCAAACGGTCTCAAGTCAAAAGAAAAAGGCAAAGACGATGAAAAGCACTAAATACACCGTGACCACCACCGCGCAAATAGTGGTGCCAGCCAAAAACTTCAACCGTGAGGTATACACCCACGTTATTGGCAATGCCATTGTCTACCTTGGCGACTCAACCGTGACCATTGCGACCGGCACACCAACCGAAAAACACACCACCCCATTTAGCGTTTTCGTCCCAGCTGGTGAAACCGTCTATGCAGTAGTCGAGTCAGCGACAGACGATTTGCGCGTACTGGACTGGTCAATCTGATGTACACCACCATGAAAATTAAAATGCCCAAAGACTTAGCCGGCCACAAAAACGGGCAACTACCAGACGAACTACTAGCACCAGTACCAGGCGGCAAACTACACAAGAGCGCGGTACGCAGCTACAAACACATGCTGAACGCAGCCAAAGCTGCCGGCGTAGAACTCAAACCCACCTCGAGCGTTGACACCTACAGGCCCTACAGCATTCAATACAACGCATTCATGCAGCGCTACTCACCCAAACCCACAGACGACACCAGAGGCATCACCCGCACATTTGAGGGCGCAACTTGGTACCTAAAAAAGGGTATGGCACCATGCGCGGCACCCGACCCCACAGGCGTTAAAGGCTCAAACCACGGCTGGGGACTTGCAGTAGATTTCGCTAACTGCTCTGGCAAAACCTTTAACTGGCTCATCAAAAACGCCAACCGTTTCGGCTGGTACATCGGTACAGGCGACCCAAGCAAACCAGGCTTTGAGTCATGGCATTGGGAATACGTGCTAGGCAACGTGTGGGCGCCACCCGCCGAAACCGTTACACCATAAGGCTTACAGCCCAAAGACGCGCAAACACTCAATAAGCCCATTAGGGTTTTTACCTATCCCGACGAAAGGCAGAAACCATGAAACGACTACTTGGCGTACTCGCCACAGCTGCACTACTGGTGCCGGCAACACAAACACAAGCAGCGGTAGAACCC